CATTAATAACCCAAACCTTTTCTATATCTTCATCTGGTTGACCAATACCATATGTTTTGCTAGAATTAAATAGTAAATTATACATTTCTGAAGCCTTTTTTTTAAAAATACCAACACATTCGTCCAAATTATTACATAATTCTATTGCTGTCTTCTGTGTATTAGCACCTTGAAGATTATCATTATTTGTATCTGCTGGATTTTTATAATTTCTATAACCTTCTTTACGAGGAAAAAACATATATATATTTATTATTACTATTGTTGATATAACTCCTAAAATTACTAATTTCATATATAAATTATATATATATAAAATTATAAATTAATTATTGCGCCTATTAATATTATATTTTACTATCCGCTTTTTGACCTTCCTATACATTCCCTAGTTGTGTATTAGTAGAGTACCATTATATGGTACATCTAGTTGCTAAATTCAAGGATATTAAGCTTACGTACATCATCTAGATTACAACCAGTCTCGTGCTTCAACAACGAATTTTGTCTCCGTTTTGGCTAATTAACTCACATGTGTCTAGACCATCACCGCTTCCAATGTGGTGCACAACATCAGGCTTTGTGTCAGTGTATTTAATTTTTAGGGAATTCCCATTTCCAGAACCCACGTACACCTCGACCTTTTTCGCGTTTTTTGTTTCAAGAGTGTACTTATTGTCTGCACCACCATTAATCAAAAAGTACACATTCTCTTTTTTTGATTTCAATGTGTCGTATTGAGATAAAATCTCAACAGAGTCGCAGTTACCAGCGTCACTGTACTTTAAATTGTCCCACGAAGCGCAACCACATTCTGTATGTGCGATGAAACGGCAATTTATTTTTTTTGCCTTTTTGCATTTTGACTTTGACATGGGGTACCCTTCGGGTCCACTATTCCACATCAGCTCTCGAAGTTCCATACAATTCTCGAATGTTGGTACATCTTCACCAGCTGTAATAGGTGTTTGTTGTGTTTCTTTTATAAATGCTCTAGGTTTATATTTATCTGCGTCTCTATCCCAGTTTATTTTATTTGTACCACCAACCTGATCAACATTTATAATTTGTGCTTTACCTTTACAATTCATTAATTGACAATCTGGATTCATTTGAAATCCATCACAATCATCATGTTGGTCACATTTTTCCTTACATTTTTGTATATTTCTTACATCAGCTACATCAGCGTTACCTCCGATAAGAGAACTCCTTCCTAGAGCATATGAATCATTTCCCCAAGAACCAACATGTTGTGTACAAGTACCTGCTCTTTTTCCAGTAGCTCCTTCCACAATAACTCCTGTAAATCCTTCTACTGTGCTCACAGTAGTATCGTCTATAACTGTATTTAAAAGTCCACCAGTATATCCTGATGGTGCTACTAATTGTTCTGGCTCTGGTTCTTGTTCTTGTCCCATCATTTGGGTTGGTGCTACTACATCTGAATTACCAGTTGTATTTAATTCATAACCATCAGCACATGGACCAAATGTATTACATGTTTTATGAAATCTTTCCCATCTAACACCATATGAACCTGCTGTAGGATGGTCTGTAAGTCTACAAGGATGGTCTTGATATGATGAATTGTAAGCTTTAAATTTAGTTGATGGAAATTTGGTTATTGATACATTAAAAGGATCATTTGGGTCAACATAATCTACAAATTCTCTTTTATTATTAAGTTTTTGCTTTATTCTAATATTATCCTTACAACATTGAAAACTACATACTAATTCTTTTGTATTGGGGTCTATTTCGCAACAAGAATTTGGTGTTTGAATACCCTCTCCAGTAAATTGTGGTTGTTGACTATCACCTGACCCACCTGACACACCAGCTGACTTATCAACAGGGTCAGAAAAACTGGAGACAGTTTTTCTGGTACCTGATTGACCACTACTACCACTACTACCACTACTAACTACATCAGTTTGTTCAATTTCTTTCAATGTAGTATTATCTTCATCTATACCTTGCGGTTTAATAGGTGTTGTAATTACAGTATCTAATTCATCGTATGGTTTTAATGGTGTATCATTTTCGGGTAAAGCACCATAAATTTGTTCGCCTAACATTGCACTAACATTTCTAATTGGATTACCTTTATAAACCGTTCTATAATCACTTTTGTTTTCGCTTTTTAATCTTCTTAATACACTTTCTATTCCCTGTTCATCATCAGGTTCATATTGACCTAATGCTTTGTATAAAAAATAATAAGCGTCATCTCCTTTTTTCTTAACCATACCAATACATGGATTACCTTTTCTATCTGGTATATTTCCTCTTTTTTGAGCACATCTATTTGCTGCTTGTAAAAACGTATCTCCACTTTGACTTTTAGCTGCTATTTCAACATTATTTATTACTTCTCCTTCTTTTAGTTCTTTAAATGATTCTGATAAATCAGCACGAGCCAATGATGCTTTTGCACCTATACCTGATTTTATTCTCCATACTTTTCCTACTTTATCACTTGGACCTCCTGGAAAAAATACTTCTCCTTCGGCTGGCATCTTTTCAATATCTCCTCCAACTGGTGTTACATCTAATTGGTCACAATCATCATCACATGGTATTAAAATATGATATTTTTCTGGGTTTTGCATTTCAGACCAAAATCCAATACATGGTTTAACTTCCATTGGTTTTTTATTCCATCCAAACCCACCTTTATTTTTTAATACTGTTGAACGTTTTTCTTGAAATGATAATTTTCTAGTTTCCCAATTATTATTTACACATGCAGCTATTACATCATCTAAATTATTTGATTCATGAGTTGTATATACAGCTGCGTCATATATAGGACTATCATATGTTACTTCAACAATATTTCCTAATTTTAATAATCTATCTGCTTCGGCTCTTTCTTTTGATGCCTTACATCTTTCACCTGTTATTGGGTCATCTTCATCGCATGTTGTTGGGTCAGCTGCACTAGACCCCCCCGTTCCTGATTGTCCAGCATTATCATCAACTATCTTTTGTTCTTTCCAATAAGAAAAAGGTTTTTTATTATCATAAATATTACCTCTTTCATAAAATAGTGCTTTTTCATTATTTGCTTTTGCCTTACTTAAATCTTTTTTTTTTCCATCATAAAGAGGCCTTGAAGCTATCCTCTGTCCAGGTCTAAATTTTAAATATCTATCTAATAATTTTTTTCTATCTTTATCTTCTGCTTTTATTTCTGGTTTTTTAAATGAAAAAAATTTAGAAACTCTATTAAAACCATCTACAATAACATTGGGTTTTTGATCTACTTCAGCTAATCCTTCTTTCCTAAATTTTATTAATAATTTTAAATTTATAAATACTAATAATATTATTAGTCCTATTATTACTAATTTCATATATAATCTATACATAAAATTAATATTTATAATTCTTATTATTCTTTTTTTGTACAACCTGTAAATTTTACTTCTTTACCACCTGTTTCGCATCTTAACATTTTTGGTTCTTCACCTTCATAACCACTAGTACACTCTACTAGAGAATCATCACTCCATTTTGAAAATGAATAATTTGTTGCTGGTGTTTTTATAGTATATCCATCAGACATTGGCTCTGGTAATACACAATCATCTTCTCCGTCACATTGTGTTCCACCACATTCACTAGGATATATTTCACCAAACTTTTGTTTCTGTACTTTTAAAAATTCTTCTTCACCGTATTCTTTCATTTTAACTTTTAAGTCATCTAAAAAAAATTCACCTTGGGCGTTTTTATTTTCTTTATAAGTTTTAATACCATCCCATGCGTCATTGTATGTTGTTTTATTACTACCCGTAGGATTACAATTTTGTTCTTTTTTAAAATCTGATAAGGGTATGAATTTTTTTGTTATTTTATCGACTTTTGTACCTCCACATAAATGACAATACTCACATAACTTCTTTCTATTTTTCATATCACCGCTACTTACCCAATGTTGATCACAACCATATGGACATGCAAATTTTATGTCTCTATTTTCACCAGTTATAAGTTCTATATCTCCTATTACACATGGTTTACATTTTTTACCTACTTGAGCTTTACAATTTTTAAGAAGTTCTGGTGAATCGCCACATTTCCCTGGTTCTATCCAATCTAAATCATTATTTAAAACATCTATAATTGCATCTGATATTCTTTTTTTAGCTTCATCTTGTTCTTTATTCCATAAACCATTTATTGTAGTTATTCCATCAGGAAATTTTCTTACTGTAGCATGTTTTGATACCTTTTCATATATTAAATCATTTAAAGATTTGTCCCATATAGGCATTTCATTATTATATTTTTTTACTCTTTTCTTATAATCTCTAATTAATTTACTAATCCAATCAGTGTCATCTCCTTCATCAAAAAATATTGAATCTCTCACTCTTTTAAAAATTTCTACGTGAAATACATCACTTCCATAATTATAACCATCAACATGTTTTATTGATCCTAATGTACTAGAATCTCCTCTCTGAAAATTATCCATCTTCAACTTTAATAAAAATTCTTTTATTGCTTCGGCTTCTTCATCAATTGGTTGTTTTCCCTTTAAAACTTTTTCGTTTATTTGTTTATGTAAAAAATCCATAAAGTATAATTTTGTTGCCACATGTTTATTTTTTTCAAATATTTCCTTTGCACGTTCTTTATTTACATTACCACCTAATGTATTATCCCATCTCCAACTATAATTATTTAAATGATGTTCTATGGCTTTTGTAAATTCCTCCGCAAATACCAACCATCTAATTGTAATTTTAGGATGTTGTTTTAAATATGGTAAATTACCACCTACATCATTATCTACTTCTGTTGAACTTGGAAAACTTGTAGTTCCTTTTTCATTTAAACCTAAATAACCTAAATCACCCAATCTTTTCATATAATCTCTTTTTGTTCGCGTCATTGTGTAGTTTTTAATTGCATCAGCTCTCGCATCAGGTCTTTCAGGCTCTTTTTCTCGTCTGTCAACCATTAATTTTCCTGTCTTTGGATCTAATCCTAATACTAATAATAATAAACCAACTATTACTGACATTAACATAAAAGGAATAAAAACAATTACCCAAGAAACTATTCCTAAACCACGCTGACATAAATGATTTAATAAAATAGTAAATAATATTGAAATAAATAATTTCACAAATGCTACATTATGCATTCCTTTTAAACTATCTATTGTTACTTGGGTTATTGAAAATACTATATAAATTAATGCTGGTGCACATAATTGTCCAAATGCCATTATATATATTATCAAAATAAATTATTTATTTGATAATTTACTTCATCTTTTCTTTAATTCATTTATTTCTTTTATTATTTTATCTCTATGTTTCATTAATGAATCTGACTGTCCTGACATTGAACCAAATATTTTTTGTTGTTTTTTTAAATCATAATTTAATTTATCTATAATTATTTTGTGTTCTTTTTCTAATTCTTCTTTTATTTTATCTGATTTATCTTTTATATTTTTTTTAAACTTTTGCTCTTTTTTTTTTTTTTTATCTTTTA